ACTACCCTTAATTGGACAGGGGATGAAGGCGTATCTACTGTATTAACCGAGTCTGCCACTATGACTATCTCTAATAATGGAACGACTTTAACGCCTAGTTCCATGAGCGGATCAGAGCATGAATATCAAGGATGTTTTATATATTCTACTACTGGAGTAAGTGGACGCGATTTTATTTTAGATAACTCAACAAGTAGCTTTGAGATAAGCCCTACTTCAAACATTGGTTGGGGTAGCTCTACTGCGTTTAGGGTTGTCATTCCTACTGCAATGATCGAGGTTAAATCAGTATACGCTTCTGGATCGGGAGATAATGACCAGCAGATTACGGGGTCTGGAGTTTCTAGAATACACTTTGATGCGACTGGAGCAGCTTTCGGGCTTCGCGTTATTGCGGCTCTTAATGGCGTTTATGATGATCTATCTTTCATTGAACCTACGCAGGGAGCGATCTATATGGGCGTAAAGAATGTAGATACGCTCAATAAGCCTGCCGCTATTTCCCAAGACCCTCAGTTTAATATATTTAGTCGCATCGTGAGCCGAGGGTTTCTTGGGGGGTCAGTCGGAGGAATGCTTGTTTGCACAGGCATCTCAGACTGGGGATCAAATACTTCATTCAACACATTTAAAGATTTACGAGCCTTCATTAAAAATGGAGACGCATTCGTCCTTGGATCATCGGATGCAAACATGTTTGAAAATGCTCTAGTTCATAGAGCAACAGGGGGAGACGGTGAAGCTGTCTTACTCTTAGGTTCTAATGTATCAGATAGCGATATTCCAAGATCAAATAAATTTCATCATTTTGGGTCTGCTAATGGAGGAGATATAATTTGCTACGGCACTGACACATTTAGTTATGCTTCACGCAACAATGCCTTCCCTTGGCTCAATACAGAAAACAACACTCCCTTGCCAACAATAGAAACAGGAGCAAGTTGCTATTACGACACAGATAAGGGGTTTGAGTTTTTTAAGAAAACGGCTAGCTTGGTAGTGGGAACAAACACTGCCAACATGCAGTCTGCAAGAGATGATTATGGTGCTGAATCTCTGCACATAACAAACAGCGCTGACAGGCACGTAGTTTTATCAACTACCGCAGGAGATAAATGGCGAAACTTTTTAAATAGCACTGGTGATTTTGTTATTAGCAGGATTTCTGGAACTGGTATAATTAAATTGATACAGAAGGTTTCCATCGTCGGGGAGCGGAAAAAAATCAGAGAATTTGCCAATGGAGATGTTAATGTTCAGGAAAATGACAACACAATCCTACTCTCAGCTACAACAGCAAACGCTAAAGCAATCTTGCCAATATCACCAACAGACGGAGACATCTATACAATCAAGTGTCTTGACGCAACATTTACTGCGAGCATTGGCAAAAATGGGAATCTGATTGAAGGAGCAAATACAAATTACACCATGACGCTAAATGAGTCATTGACGCTTCAATTTTATGACGGGAATTGGAACATTATCGGTCAAAGCTAATAATTAACAATGACAGACATCGCTTACAAATCTACCATAGGAACAGGGGGTTTTATCGCCACCATCGAACTAGGTCACATTAACGAACTTCTAGGACTAGTCGTGGGTCTTGCTACTCTAGTCTATATGACTGCATCCGCAATCAAAGTAATCAAGGAACTCCGAGATAAAGATTGATATGACACCAGAACTTTTAGCAATGCTTGGCGGCGGTGTGAGTGGCTTCATCATGAAGATGATTGCGGCACAAGCAGAAAGCCAAACGCGATTATTTGAACGCATGATTGCCCGGCAAACTGTTGCTGATGATTCAGCAGACAGGGCAGCAGCGCGTGGTGGTGTTTACATGCGGCGGCTGATTACATTTTCAGTCATCTTTGCCATTGTTCTTGCGCCATTCATCTTTGCTTTCACAAGCATTGGCATCAGTGTGCAACATGAAACATCTGGCTTTTTTGGATTCTTTAAATCACTCAAATGGGATACAGTGCAAGGCTTTGTGATATTGCCAGAAATCCGACAAACTGCATTGGCAATTGTTGGTTTCTATTTTGGCAGTTCGCAGGTCAAATAAGTTATGGCTTTGACCAAAGCACAAAGTGAAGCAATTGATGCTTACATTGAAGTCGGCAGTTATAGAGGTGCAGCCAAAAAGCTTGGCAAAGCTGAAACAACAATCAGACAAATGATAAAGAGGCTGGAAAGACTTGGGCAAGTTCCTTGGAAGTCAGGGGCACCAACACCGGCCCACTTGTCAGTTGGAAAAACAACTGTACAATACGATGGTGCTGGCAATGTTATCCAGGAGTGGAGAAGGCTATACCCGGAAGCGCAGGGCATGCAGGATTTTGTGGATGGGCTGTGCGATCAAGTCAAAGGCTTGGGTAAAGCACCCGTAAGAAAGGCTAAAAAGACAGACACCGGGGATTTACTTTTTGAACTAGATATTTTTGATGCACACGTTGGTATGTACGCCGACGAAAAAGAAACCAAAGACGCTGACTACAACTGTGATATTGCAGCGGCCCGAATGGTACAGGCCGCCGAGGGTTTAGCCGCAAGAGCAAGACGGCCAGGAAAATGCGTCCTGGTATTCGGAGGTGACATGATGCACAGCGATAATCGGAGCAATCAGACAGAAGCCAGTGGGCACGTGCTTGACGTTGATACCCGGTACCATAGAGTAGTAGAGTATTTGATCCGTGCTTGCAGAGATGTTGTACAGGTTGCTGCCTCTATTGCCGCTGAGGTAGAGATTGTAGTGCTAGAGGGTAATCACTCTTGGCACTCCGAAGTGTGGCTTTCGCGGGTTCTAGATGCCTATTACAGCCAATGCCCAAACATTAAGGTCAAATCTGATCCCTCCCCTAGGAAGCACATGGTGTTCGGCGACAATTTATTATTGTGGGCGCACGGCGACAGGATTGCGGCACAAAAGTGGCCCATGATTATTGCCGCTGAGTTTGCTAAGGAGTGGGGCCAAACCAAGTACCGACACCTTAAGATGGGCCACATACACCATAAGAAGACAATTGCACCAGTTGTTATTGACGAACAGTCGGGCCTGGTGGTTGAGTACCTAGAGGCATTATGTGCCACGGATGCATGGCACTCTGGAGCTGGCTTTGTTGGCAGCCAAAAAGGGGCAAGTGCGTTTGAGTATCACAAGACCGAAGGACTAACGACACGATATTTTAAATCTATATGAAATTAATTGCGCTCAATGGAGCTAAAACAGTTGGTAAAACAACAATCGCCAAGGCACTACAATTTCGAAGTAGAGATGTTAAAATTTTATCCTTTGCGACCCCTTTACGTGCAATGCTTAACGCAATAGGTGTTGAGGATCGATATTTGAATTTAGATAAAGAGGAGCCGGTCCCCGGTCTTGGAAAGTCAGCTAGGGACATGCTTTGCACTCTGGGCACTGAGTGGGGCCGAGGAATGGTCAATGAGTCAATTTGGCTTTGGGCTATGGGCAGACAAATTGACGAGCTGGTTTACAACTCCAAGAGACCAGATGATTTAATTATAGTCATAGATGATTGTAGGTTTCCAAATGAGGCCGACTGGGTTAAGTGTAGTGGGGGGAAGGTTGTTTGTTTGTTTCGGGACGGGATTGAATATACAAAAGGGCACGACAGTGAATTGCCACTGCCTGAGAATTTGATAGATTACAAACTTGATGCAGGTGACATTCAAAATTCTGTAAATATAATCCTTCCAATTTAACCTTTTATAGTTTAAACATCCTGTATGCCAAACGATGCCTACAGCGAAGCAATTAAAGAGGCTTATGCCTCCGCCCCAACAGACATAGTCATAATTGATACACTTGAGATAAGTCACCCCTCTTTACCTGGGGGGACTATGTGGTTATCAAAAACTCTGGTTGACTACACTTTAACACTTGAGGATGGAGTAACCAATCAGCTCTTCGGCGCAACTGGTTTTGAATTTAAACTGCCAGCGGCGGGGGAGAATGGTCTTCAGGAGCTAGACATTGTGATAGACAATGTTGATAGGCGTGTCAGTGAGTTCATGAATGCGGTAAAAGACTCAAAGGATCCCGTCAAGCTCACCTACCGACCGTACTTGTCCACAGATTTAACCGCACCACAGTTGGACCCCCCTTTGGTTCTGAATGTAACGGATGTCAAAGCAGACGTATTTAAAGTGACTGCAAGAGCGACATTCGCCGACCTTTTAAATAAGAAGCACCCACTACAGATGTACACCAGAGCGAGGTTTCCAAGCTTGGGGGGCTCATAGAGGAATGGACAAGCACTGGGCAATTGATTATATAGGTTTACCTTGGGTAGCCGGGGGAGTAGGACCTGATGAGTTTGATTGCTGGGGCCTAGTTATAGACGTTTACTCAAAATTCAAGGGCGTAGAACTACCCAGGATGGCTGGTGTTGATCGGAGGAACCCTGTTGAGATCTATAAAGAGATAGCAAAACAAAAAAAATTAGAGTCTGTAACCAACATGGGGTTTTATGAAGTTACTCAACCACAAGAGTTTGACATAGCATTACTTGGCAGATCTAATAACTGCCACCATGTTGGGGTATTTACAGATGGCTCCGGTAGCGGTATTCTACATTGCGCTGGGGCTGCGGGGGTAGTATTTGAAACTAGGTCCCAACTTAAAATTCAAAGGTACAAAAAAATATTCTATTACAGATATGGCCAAAGCGATACACATAACTAATCCCTTCTCGAAAAAAATCGAAACGATCTTTGATTTCGAGAAAAACGAGACCGTTTTGGATGTAGCTGCGAAGTTGTACGGGGATGGTAATGCTGACTTTGT